AGTATTTAGCAAGTTCCTCGTTGACATACTCAGTGACGAGCGGATTTTCGAGGAACTTTTCGTTTAACTCCTCAACGAGGAAGTCAAGCTCATTCATCTTCCTGATTTCCATGGATCACCTAGAGGTTCGCTGTTAGCCGATAGTGAGATCGTAGTCGTCTGCGACTTCCTGTGGAATCGAGATAACACCACCAAGCATATCGGACGTCATCGATTCGAACCAGATCTCGACGATATCGCCTTGATCTGTATGCTTGGTTTGAACATCTGCAATACGCAGATCAACTAGCAGTTCCTGTATGCTCTTTTTGGCCATTAAATGTCCCTGTGGGTTAGTGGTTTGTTAGAGTGCGAAACCGTGGAGACAGTTCGGACATTCCTTCTCCTGCTGAGGAAGTTCTTCGAACATCGCGAGTAGGACGTCGAATTCTTGTTGTTCTGTGTCGAACAGCTCTCCAGGAGCCGAACTCATATTGTTGTATTCCACGAGGGCTAACGTTTTCATCAGGTACATCGCTGTTACGATATGTTCGCGCTGACGCTCGCTGAGACTGATTTTGTAAGCCATTGTGTGAATCCTTATGATAGGTTTAGATATGGTGTGTGGAATTTTATTTATGGTCTATTATAACATAAAACCATAAAGGACCACTAGTGCAAAAGTTAGGGCGCCCATCTGATTTTTTGACACATAGTCGGATGTGATTGGGAGTGAACCACGGGTTCCTTTTGATTGCGATTGGGAGGCTACGGGTAGGCTTAGGGCGGTTTTTGTGATGACCAAAATTTGTGGTTCACACATTTTGACCAAAAGACACATGGGTGAATCGTATTGCTTTCCCGTGTATCCCCGTGGATGAGTTCATCATCTAACTTATTGATTATAAAAGGATTTATTGGTTTATTACTTTCTTTTAAGAGAAATATGTAGTAGTAGTAAAATAAAGGGGAGGAAGGTAGGGATAGATAGGAAGAAGAAGAAATAGAAAGATATAGAGAGATAAAAGCTACTAAGAAACTAGTTAACCAATATTCATCAATGATATCAAATGGTTATCAGATGGACTCAACCACTAGTTACAACGGGAATAAAGGATAGAGGATATACGTCATTAACGGTGGATAGAGGATAGATGAGGAATGCGTGGGTGTATGGAGTTTTTGTTGGTGCGCCATAGGGGCCCGGTCATAATATGTTGGTCTACATAGTCTAGAAAATATTTCCCCATAGGTAGATATGTCGTATGGTCGTACGATAGATAGTAAGACAGTATGACTTATGTGGACCTTATTATTTGGTAAGCAATGACGAATAACGGTCGGCGTCCTAGGGGTTAGGGCGACGTGATATGATTGTTCTCAGCCGAATGGCAATGTGGTGCTATAGGGATTAGGTGTGATGGTGTTTAATAACCATAACGTGGTGCACACGGTCGGCGCTCACCGCTCGGGCCACTGGGATCAGGCGAATCGGTACGGACGGCGTTGCACACGGTAATGCGCACACTAGCCCGGGCACTCCAGCGACAACCGAGTTGCCCAGGGCAAACCGCGCCGACAGGACAGGGCAGGGCACCTAAGTTGAAAAAGTGGAGAGAGCTTTCGCTCTCTCCGATTCTCTTGTTACTTGGAACCTTTGAGTACCTGGTTCATCACATTGTATGCATGTTGTGGCCTGATCCCAAGTATGCTAGAGATCTGACTAGCTTTGTATCCACACTTTTGAAGAAAGCGAATCTGTGCTGAAGTGGTAGTGAGTTTGTTGCACCCAATCGCTGTATCGTTTGGAACACTCACTGGTCCAGATTTGTTACGCTTCGGTGCACGAATAACCTGAACAGTCTGACTGACAACAGTTGTGAGATCCTTTGACATAGACATAGTGCAATATCCTTGCTGTGAGAGAACTGACATTTAGATTTAGTTTAATTTATTTTTTTGTTTTTATTATTTTTATAATATATAGAGTTTTTTATTTTATTCAATTATTATTTATAGAATAATATTCTATAGATTTTTGATTTATAGAATATTTTGTTCGTTTTATCATTTTATGTTAAAGAATTTTAGTTTTTTAACATTTTATGCTCCAAAAACGTGAGCTTAGGGTATCCACCAACCAAATCATATTTCAGGGTTTCGGGGAGGCACTGTTTACCCAACCCAAAATATGTCCATGCTTATGACCCACCAGTAAAGGTTTTAACATTCTTGAGCTATTGTTGTTGTTGTTGTCGTATTGCTATAACGCTCCCGCATCCCCAGCCGCAATCGTATACCCACTTGATCCAGCATCTTGTAATCCTAGTATTGCTATGTTTGCCTTAATGATGTATGCCAGCTTGTTAGGTGACTTAAACGCATCTAGTACTTCAGCTCCTTGATACGTTTGTGCCCACTTACAGACATCAGCAGAGGAGAATACTGCCTTAGGAGCTACCTGCTTAAGCGCGTGGACAAAGACTTGGAGCTTTTCGAGAACAGCATCTTCCTCGTTGAGGTGCGTAGGGTTGTTATTGCTATTACCATTGTTGGATAGGAAACTCATACCACTCATCGCTGACGTAGCGCGATCAATATCGTAGTCCCCAGCCGCAATCGATAAGGAAGAGCCGAGTGTAAGCTTGCGAAAGATACCTCTAAAGTGCATCTTACCACCAATAGTTCCGAGCTCACGGCGAGACATCTTATATGCCATATCCGGATCCATCGTGAGGTAGTGTGGCCTCTCCTTCAAGAAGGCTTCAAGATCTATCTTCTGAGAGCCATAGTTGACGTTGTGTTGAGGGCTCCCCTGAATGTTCATGAAGAACTGCCTCTGCTTAGCAATGTCAGAGGCTGCAAACTCGGGATTCTCCTCAAGTAGTTCGAGGAAGCGGAAGGCTGCTCGGTGGTTATTATCATTACGATTGCCAGGGATATCACCAACAAACTGCCGATCAAAGGGGATCATCATGGGGCGAAGTTGTGCTGGGACGCTACCTTGAGAACTGGCTGCAAGCAGAATACGGATACGACTACGATATTCGAAGGGAGTAGATAGAATATCGTCGCTTATATATCGCAGGAAGATCTTCGAGCAGGAGATAATTACGAAGCCTGATGTATTAGACGAAATGAGGTCGCAAACAGGCGCTACACCTTTATCACGGGCGTCATTGATCATGCGCCACCATACCGTTTGGACGTATGGCTCAGCTGTAACAACTTGGTGGATATTCTCAGGCTCTTTGGGGCTCGCCGTAAAGTCGTACGGGCAGATTTGTTCGTCCATATCTGTGAGCCCAAGACCTCCTGTGACTATTTTGATCGCGTCTGGATTAAACTGATCTTGAATCTTAGCGAGAGTCATAAATCCTAGACCACGATACAGTTCTCTAGGAGTAATGTTCTTAGGCTGCTCATCGAGCTTATCCATCCATAAGTCGAGAGCGCTAGACATAGTTTGTCCCTTAGGTAAATCTCCTACACGAACCTTTGGTATTACCGCACGAGTACTAGAACAGCTTGTGACTAACGTGTGCATTTTTAACTCCTCTATTGATGTTTATGATGTTATATGATGTATCATGATAAATCAAGAGGAATTATTTTGGGCTGACCAAAATTTGACCAAAAATAATGTGTTGATGTGCTACCATAAATGGTCGTATAATTCGTACATTGAGAGATAGGGAACGCAAATGTTGGTTTGTATCGGCCCCGTATCGTGGATCGTTATTGGACTTGTACTCATCTCGGTTAGAATGCTTACATGAAGCTGAAGCCTGCAGATATTGACCGTATTCTTGAAGAGAACATACAGCCTCGGTTTGCTCGATCGACAGAGGACTTCGCCGAGACGAATGCCCAAGCACGTGATGAACTTGTTAGATCACTAACGGGAATGCAATCACAGTCATCTGCACGTGAAGGCCAAATACTACCTACTGCACCGAAGTCTCTAGTCACTCGAATCGATAGGCCTAACGACTTTGGTATTAGTCCCCGTGCATCGGATGTGACTAGCACTGATCACTCTACATTAAGTGAAGGTGAGCTAGAACTTGATCTGAGTGTGAGTACGCTGCCTGCTGCACTCAGAGGATGTGATCTGGACAAAATCGAGACGCGTGCAGATTTGATGCAGCAACTTGCAGTAAACCTACCACTGAACGAACTTGGACTGCCTAAGATCGTGTATAGGGCAGACTTACTGGATTGGCGACTGTTCTGTGGCGCTAGTCCACGAGGATCTGATGTCACTGAGAGGTATCGGACCTTACAACAGTTTCTCGATATGGCTACCTTATGGCTATCGTACACCGAGGGGTTTCCGACGCTGCCCACAGGTGAACCTCTCTGGGCGAAACTACCTTTCGAGGATGCAGAGCATTATGCAGCGTTTACCGATTATTGTATCACACCAGGAGCACGGCAGTTAGCGAAGCTAATTCGGTATCCCTTAGATCACGTAACCTCGTGGTATCATGAGGACTACTGGGCAATCAGAGTCAAGTGTTACGATATGCTGAACGTGATCCACGCTGCTAAGGTTCGTGAACAGCGAGTTATGGCTTGTGAGGATGATCACTACATCCAGGCTGAGGCTATGCTCAACAAGATGAAGAGCAAGATGAACGAGGTGAATTGGGATAACCTCGTGGAAGATCCCAAGCAGTTTGTTGAGGTCATGGAAAAAATTGTCAAGCTCCAAAGGATTTCACTGGGACTCTCGTCGATGGGTAACGCAGATGGCAAAAGGGAAATCCAGTCGGAGAGCCTTGAAGTCACGATGCGTCGGATTGCGCAGCCAAATCTTGTTGAAGACAAAGCAGGTGATGGTGGTATGGATGTTCGAGCACTCCTCAGGAACCCTGAAGCTCTTGCGTCTGCTCAGGAGCTGATTATAAGAATGTCGAAGACCATAACACAAGCCCCAGTGTTCGACCATGAGGCCTCAGACTCCTGATGACAATATCGCCACATGATGAGGAGATGATTGAGCGGGTTGCAGCCAATTGGAAGCTGACACCTGCAACATTTGCACACAGGATCTCAGGAGGGAGATGGATTCCTGCAGTCTGGTTGCTCTATGTATCGCAGCTAATCGCTCAAGCGATTGCTTGTGGTAACGGTCGTATCATTATTTCGGCACCACCACGTCATGGTAAGAGCGAGTTGATTGACGTTTATACACCGGCTTGGGTTTTAGAGAACTTCCCACAGCACAGCGTGATATTGGCATCGTATGGTGCCGAGCTTTCTGAGGGCTTTGGACGTCGTACAAGAGATTTGATCATAGATAATAAGGAGCTATTGACCGCAAGGATTAGACAAGATGCTAGTCGCGTGGGCGACTTTAAGACGGAACAAGGTGGTGCGATGTTCTCGGTGGGCCTTGGGGGTGCCATCACGGGACGCGGAGCCCATGTTCTGCTTATTGACGATTATATCAAGGAGATTAAAGAGGCGTTATCGCAGGTATATCGGGATTATATCTGGAATTGGTTCACGACCACTGCGTATACGCGACTTGAGCCAGGAGGAACATGCATTATTATCGCAACCCGATGGCATTCAGACGATCTTATTGGCAGAATCCTTAAGGCCTTTCCAGGACAATGGACCAATATAGTTCTGCCAGCCTTAGCGGAACAGAATGATCTACTTGGGAGACAACCCGGGCAACCATTATTTCCTGAGAGATATCCGCAAAAAGTGCTTATGGAACGCCTTGAGGTGCTAGGGTCGTCCTTCTTTCAGGCTCTGTTTCAGCAAAGACCACTAGATGAAGCCAAAAAGCTATCTGATGGTGCTTGGTTGAAGGTTATTGAGATTATCCCCTCGGTTAGACTTAAGCTGCTTAGGGTGTGGGACCTTGCTGCGACTGAGGGTGGAGGTGACTATACGGTAGGAGCTCTCTGTGGGTATGATACACAGACAGGCAATTTCTTTATATTGAACATCAAACGTGGGCAGTACTCACCTAAACAGGTCGAAGAACTAGTATTGAAGACAGCCATTGAGGACGGAATAGATGTCCCAATCGATATCGAGCAAGAACCCGGAGCCTCGGGTAAAGCTTTGGTGGAACATTTCCAGACCACGATCTTGCCGGAATTCAAAGTTGAGGCCGTGCCTGTGGTCAAAAACAAGCTCCTCAGGGCTCAACCACTGCTCGCTGGGGCTGAGATGGGAAAAGTGTTTCTGCTTGCGGCGAAATGGAATCGCGACTACATTAACGAGTTCGACGTATTCCCTGGGCCTTACGACGATCAAATTGACACGACAGGAGCGGGATATACTAAGCTTACAGGCAAGAAGCTCTACACAGCGACGTGGGGTCGTGGAGACAACGTCCCAGGTAGAACAAACATAGTTCAAGCTGGTAAGAAGCAAAGACAAGCACAATTCGGGCTCGCGAGAGGCCCTGGAGCCACATGGGGTCGTTAACATGACTGATCCAGCTAGCTTTGTTATGTACTGCTTCGGAGTCTCACTTGTCATTTGTGCTATATCAGTTCTAATTGCTGCACGGAGGAGATAATATGATCGAAGTCCTTAAGATTATTGCAGAAAGTTGGCCTATCACTTTGATGGTGTTAGGCTTAGCAGCTGTATGGACTACTCGCTACGTCTTTAAGCGAACAATGGACGATAAGGATACGGTCCGTAATCTAAACGCTAAACAAGCTGTTGTGGTACGGAATCGACACGAAGGGGGTTGATTGCGATTGGATCGCCACGTGGTGAACTGAGAGCCTAAGGCTGAGAGAATAGGGTGAATCTATGGGACAAGTTGTTAATGCGCAGGCGCTGTTTAATCGTGTTCGCATGTGGATGGCGGGCTTGGCATTCAATGGCAAGCGAGATCTCTATGAGGTCTTCGGCTATAAGAGGCAGTTGACGCATCAAGACTATGTGGCGGTGTACTACCGACAGGGTGTTGCTAAGAGAGTCATTGATGCACCAGTATTAGGCCTATGGTCGGATCCTCCCCAGCTGCAAGCGGACAACATCGAGTTCAATGACGCTTGGGAAAGCCTTGTATCAGATCAGGGGCTCTTCAACAAGATTATACGACTCGATAAGCTAGCAGGGCTTGGACGTTTCGCAGTGATGGTCTGTGGGTTTGATGACGGCGGTAATCTTGAAACACCAGTGAGAACAGGGAAAGCTACAAAGGTGTTGTACCTACAGCCCTATCACGAAGGGGCTGTATCTGTAAAGACGTGGGAAGAAGATAAGAGGTCTCCACGATTTGGACAACCTGTGATGTATAATGTCAATCCGGGCAGGTTGATATTGGATGGGTCCGCAGCAACAGTAGGACAAGGCTTTAACGCTACTGAATTACGCCAACCATTCAACTGTCACTATACCCGGCTGATCCACGTCGCAGAGAACCTTCTCGAGGATTCGACTTTTGGCAGTAGTCGACTTGAGGTCATCTTTAACGATATCTCGGACATTTTGAAGGTTACGGGCTCATCTGCAGAGACGTTTTGGCTAATCGCCAATAGAGGACTGCAGATCGACGTCGATAAGGACACTGATCTATCGCCAGAGGATGCAAAGGACCTTGCACAAGAGGTAGAAGACTATCAGCACCAGTTGAGGCGGTTTATTAGGACTCGTGGTGTTAAGATCCAGGATTTAGGATCGAACTCGGTAGATCCTTTGAACCTCTTTAAGGTTTTAATCATGTTGATCTCGATGGGCACAGGCATTCCACAGCTAGTGCTTGTAGGATCTGCAGCAGGTACGGTATCATCTCGAAACGATCGAGCGAATTGGGCTGATCGTCTTGCGGAACGGGTTTCTGAATACGGAGAGCCTATCGTTCTTAAAAGGCTGATGGACTGCTTTATTAACGCTGGGGTGTTGCCTATCCCTCAGAATCTTGTGATTAACTGGCCCGAAGCCTTCAAGTTGGATCCGCTTGAGAGAGCACAGACCTCAGCACAAATGGCTCGATCTGCAGTCAACCTCATTAGAGGTGCAGTACATGCAGCACCTGTTGACCCTGCTACAGGGCAACCAATACATCAAGGACCACTGTTTGCTCACGAAGAGATGAGGCAAATGGTGTCGTTCGGCAAACATCCGCCGAT